TATTTCTTAACGGCAAAATCTTCATCGTTGATAATGGTAGTCGTCCAATCCTCGAAAGTTTGGTTTCCTGCCAACTTATAAACCCTACCGAAATACGGAACTTCAATTGGGCCTATAGTCAACGATGGCAAACTACTGGTCTGAACTAGAAACGGTATAACATTTGCGCCGTTACTAGAATCACTGACCGCTGCTGGCGGTTTGATATCAACCGCAAACAGATTAGGTCTTGCTCCGCCACCAGCAAGTGCATTTCTAAATTGATTTACATTAAATGCCATCTTTTATTTTCTCCTTTAATTAGCCTGCGACTTCTGAGAAGTCTACACCTGTTCTAACGGCAACAAAGTTTAACTGAATGAAATTGATAGATCGTGCTGGTTTTACATAAATGTCACCAATAAACTCATTTCTATCAACAACTTCACCAGTATTATTACTAGTATCACAAACCACTTTGTAGTCGTAGATACCCCGTCTTGTCTTGATTTCACTCAAGAAAGGTTCGACCATATTTCTAAATGTTGATCTGGTGAACTCATCATTGAATTCAAATAACATAAACTTGGCTGCTCTGGAAATTGCTTTTTCTAACACGATAAACAATCTACGAACATTAATTCTATCAAATGCACTAGGTTTCTGCAAAGTAGTTTTATCACCATAGAGTATCGTTCCTGCGCCTGGCATAGCCACCACTGGATTAACACCTACTTTATAAATTTTATCTCTTTCTGCTTTGTCTGGATTGAACCATAATTTTACTACATTCCTGATTTGTCCACGACTGAACCCAGCTGGACTCCACCATGCATCCCTTGATTGATCAGTTGCAACACAAAGTCCTGCAATATCACCATTAAGAGGAACATCAACGTAGTTGTCGGTGTAACGATTATATGTTCGTTTCCAACCAGAATCCATAACAGCATAAGAACTATTCTTATTCACAACATTATTTATATGATCAACAAGAGCAGTGCCTTTTAATGCTTGTGACTGATTGTTTACACTTTCTGCTTTATCTATCGAATAGAAAACAACTGCATCTTTTCGATATTCAGCAACGTTATCAATAAGATCTTTTGTCAATGTACCAGAAGTATCATCTTCTCCAGTAATAAGCAATCCAACATCAACAGAATCAACATCCCTAAAGAGATAATATCCCTTGTCGGCAACGTATCTTTTAGCGGCATGATTTCCATTGGTAGTTGCACCCGAACCGTTATCATTTACACCGTTGGCCAATAAAATAGATTGTGGTGAAGTTACATTTGTGAATGCTGTTGTATTGGTAGAATCCTTGCTTTCCCAATTATCATCAACTGCATCAACGTTTGCCCAGTTTCCTGTAGCATAGATATACGATGAGTTGTTTCTTAGAACATCTTTATAATAATTACTATTACCTTCCGAACTTTTTGCATCAGTTGCAAGAGAAACATGTGCGAATTTCTCTAAGACCGTACCAGCAGTACCAGAAATTTTTCCATCTCTATCAACCACAACAATGTGAATTTCATCATTTACATCAGTGCCACCATTTTTACTAAGAACATATGAAGATGTATTTGGAGATCTATCAAACAATGTTCCAAAATCAACTGTAGCAGTTTTTCCACCTTGGGTAAAATCTTCTTTCCAATCAGAAAGAATAGTATTCGTGGCATCACCCTTCTGATGAGCAAAACCAACCTGTATGCTATTGCCTAATTCACCAGCATAACGTGAAACAAAAGTTGCGCTATTAAAATTTCCGATAGTTGATCCACCAGAAACATGTGCATCATATGTATCTTCGTTTGCAACTAATATATCGGCTGCAGTACCTAATGCAGTAACAGTTTCAACAGTGACTGTACCACCTGCACCTGTTGCAACTGCTAATACATCGCCTGAATTATAACCAGTACCACCAGCAACTATTGTAATTGCAGTAATAACACCATCAACAGCTGTTATCTCACCAGTAGCACCAGATCCAGTACCACCAGTTAAACTTTCTGTATTTTGGTCTGTGTAACTATTACCACCACTTGTGATTGTAGTTTCAAAGTCTACAATTACACCTTCCGTTGCAGCTGCCGTACCATCTGATGAATTATATGATGCCGCTCCTAATGATCTGACTATTTGTAATGACCCTGCATAGGCAAGAAAACTTGCCGCCGTATACCAGTTTGTCTGTGTATCGGAATCTGGTTTTCCGAATGTGTTTACTAAATCGACTTCTGATGTTATCGTTGTGATTTTATCTGCTGGCCCCCATACGAAAGCAGCGGCAAATCCTGCATCAGACGTACTGACAGCAGGAACCACGTTAGTAGCATCAATTTCCGAAACGTTTACGCCTGGACTAACTTGAAATGCCATTTCTTTTCTCCTTATTGAACTCAATTTTTAATTTACTGAAACTTTCCCTAAAAAATCGTGTCTTTTTATTGTATATAGTTATTTATAAAAAAAGACTTCTTCACCCATAACCATGATCTTTTACAACATTCCAACTTTGGCCACTATCATCCACGATTATTTCCTTTTCCAAACCACTTTCAATAAATCCAAATGGAGTCAAATCTTCTTCAATTTCCCTCATCCGTTCTTGATACATCTGCAACCGTAGATCCTGATCCATAAGATCCTTAAAATACCTCTGATTTGCCACCCATGCAAAAAGTACAAGTGACATTACTATATCGTCATGAGCTCCTTCCGTAGCTGCATAACTTTTTCCCTTTATAGCAAAACAAGATAATTCTGCGATAGCCATTAAATCAGGTATCAACAATTGATCTTCTTCAATAAGATTTTTGAGGACACGACAACCGATTCTTTTAACTTGTGCAGTTGTTTTTATTCCCAAATCCGTACCTCTGGAAAATCCAGCCGATAGAACCTGACCAGAACGACCTTTTGTCGTTGAAGTCAATATATTTTCATATTCCAAATCATAATGTAAAGTATCGGCCACTTGACCACCAATATCATTAACTTCCAACAAAACATGAGCTTCATTATAATCCTGTGCCACCTTTGCAATGACTGTAGGATATAGTAAAGGTGATATTTGATTGTTCATATATCTTGCTACCATTCTATATGGTGTATCTGTTATATCAATAACTGAAAATGCGCTAAAGTCCTTTCCAGCACCTCTTGCTACATCACATGCCATAAAATAGGAACGGCCGTCTTGTGCCTTCTCCCAAACATCATAACCATCTTTGCTTGCTATCGGATTTTTATAGACTAACTTTGTCAATTTGGATGGTGAAATTAGTGTGTTTGTTGAACCTATAAACTCTGTCTCGAATTCAATTCTGAACTGATCTTCTGATGTATTTCTTATTGTTTGATCTTTCCATTTTTTATCTCGGCCTGGAACTTCTGACCAATGAACATCTATCGGTAAGTAATCACTTCGACCCTCTACGGCATCAGTCCACATTTTATAAAATTGGTTCATCCCATTTGGTGTTGAAACTATTAATACCTTTGTTGTATTTCCAGAAGATATTGTAGGATAAACTGACCTAAAAAATTCTTCTGCAATATTATCTGGCACGAATGCAAATTCATCTAACATTATTATATTGAATGTACCACCCCTAATAGCAGAAGATGAAGTCGCACTTGCAAGGATTTTTGAACCATTCTCAAGTTCTATATTTCCCTTGTTCCATTCTACCACGCCCTGTTGTAACCACATCGGAAGATTTTCATAAGCCAGCTTCCATCTTCCTAGTAATTCTCTAGCAGTGACACCTTTGTTTGCTAATATTCCTACTCGAACATCCTGATTATAAAGCACAAAATGCAACAGGTATGCAATGATTGTAGTTGATTTGCCTGTCTGTCTAGGCATTTTACATATAACAAAACGATTATCATTAAACTTATTGATCATATCCTCTTGAAATTCCCACAAATCAAATGGTACAAGACCTTCATCGACATTAACAATCTGGATATAATTTTTGATGAAATGAATAGGATTTTTAGAACACTTAACATATTCCTCAATTTGTTCCTCCGAAAAATCCATAGGAACATTTGCACGTTTTAGTAAAGGATTTCCTAAATAATTAACTGTCCTCTGTTCCATCGTCCTTATTTCCCTTGATCAACTTCTGTAATTCAGCCGTAGAACCCACAAATAATGCATTTGTCACGTTTGTTGGATTTCCTGTCCGTTCAATTGCTTTTAAATTCTCCATTCTAATCTGCAAATCAATCAATTCCTTATTTATTTCTGATGTCTGTTTCAAAAGTTGCCCAAAAACTTCAAAATCCCTTGCTTTGTCTGTCTGTTTGGCAACATCCAAAACATATTCCATTGCATCATTTCCTTGTGCAATTAACTTATAGTAATTATCACGGCTCTTTGTATAATCTTCTTCGGTATCCGTTCCCCTTTCTTTAGGGTTGGATTCAACAACATCGGAATCAGTTGTCGCCACCTCAATGAATGATCCATCTTCCACTTCCAAGTCGAATAAACCATCTAATTTAATATCTACTTTTTTTGACATCTTATACATTATCCGTAAGTGTTTTTGTAACAGTCGATGCATCATCAGCATCAGCAGTCACTGGATTTGGTACTTGTGTTATCCTAATATTTGCCTTATCCAATGCAGATTGCGTGTCATCGAATGAATTGAATATATTTGAGTACATTTGTGTTATTGCTTCGGTTACTAAACCAGAATCTTTTGCTGGGCCATATAGATATGTTTTCAATTGAAAATTTAGAGTCCATGTAATAAATCTACGTTCACCTGTTAGCCCACCTTCCCATTGATCTTCCTGTGAGACATCCATCAAAATTATAGGCATATCGTGTTTCATTACATCATTGATGCTCACTGTCAACTCTGGTGTAAAATATGGCAAAATTTGTTCTACAACTCTCAAACCATCTTCTGTCGTTTCACACCCAAGAGCTAATGAAATGTCAAGATTATATGGTACTCGTTGCCAAAATGTAATAACTTTGGTGCTATCCAATGCTTCTGCGCTACTGGAAATCAAAGTTGCCGTGAAACCAGATGTAGAGCCTGTTATTACTTCACCATCGGTGAAAGTACCGCTGGCATCTCGTATTCTCATTGTTGTTGCCGATGGTTGATCAATAACATATGCCGTTTTTGCGCTCGTACCACCTGTAATAGTTTCACCGACTTGAAACAATGGTCTATCTGCTGTAAAGGTAAGAGTCTTATATGTTATTGCTGTTTTTTGCATGGTATTGAGTTTTCTCATGGAATCATATGTTAATGATGTCCATTCAAAACTCAGTCGGGGTAGGGTATATTGAACTTCTGCATTGGCCGCACCCTGTGCCAAATCTTGCAAAAATCTTGCTCTAGGTGCATATGCCAGTGGTACGGTATAAGACTGTATATCACCAGAGGTATTCGACCTCTTTATAGTAATATTATTAAAAAGTGTACCAAACGCCACCAATGCTTTTCTGATGGATTCGTTATAAAAAGTTGTTCCTAACATTAAAATGTACCAAACGGATTAGATTCTGTGAAGTCCACAATACCGCTGTCTGCATCCGTTTCAATTGCAGGACTCTGCGTAAATGTATCTGCTTGATCCTCCACCGCATCCACTTCTGTAATTCCTGTATCCAAATCCTCTTGACCGTAACGGAATAGAGAAGTTTCCATTTGCCACACATAGTTTTTACCCAGCTGGTAAAATGGAATCATATCTTCGGTAAAAGTAATCTC